ATAAAATAAGTAAAAATTAAAGGAGAAATAAATGTCTTATTTATCAGCTAAGAAAATCTACCCTGGTAACTTTACAGAGGCTCTCAACGGTTGGTACAAGAATATTGATACTAACGATGACAGCACTAATGACAAGAGTATTGGAGGTCCTACTTCCGTACTCGCTGTTCCAGGATATAGATATTTCCAACAACGTGGTTATGCAGAAGTCACAGGTAAGGTAGCTGGAAAGGTTTCATCTATTGATGTTATTGTTCCTTCACCTTATAGAAATGACAGCACACGTACAGACATAACAGGAATGGTAGTTTCAGGTAGTTCAACACTTCCTTCTTATGTTTATCGTGCTGCAGTATCTGTTGCATCTGGTTGGGATGGTCGTGTTGCTTCCGGTATTTATGCCGCAACAGGTGATGCAATTTCATTCGGACGTAGCAATGCTGGTGCACCTGTAGCAGCTTCCGGTCTCGGAGAATCAGTTGCTCAGGCAAACATCACATCTACAGTAGATGGAACAGGTGATGGTGGATCAGGTGCTATTTTCTTTGCTGCTGGTTCTGAAGGTTATAGTGGTAATCCATTTATTACTGCATCCGGCACAGGTGCTGGTGGTTCAGATAACCCAGCAACACCATATAAGTCAATCACTGCTGCAACTACTTACAAAGTGTTTAGTAAAGCAGGTGCAAACGCTACTTCTGCTGGTAATGGTTTCTACCTATCAGATGCAGATGTAGATGCTGGAAAGAAAGGATACATTGTATGTGAAGTATGCTACATCCAACCAGATGAAGCTCCTGACTACAATGATATTGAGCAGTACATTATAGGTCGCACAGTTAGCTAAATGAGGTAAACTAAGATCAAGGATGATACTTTGATCTTAGTTATGCTTTATCAACACAAGAAGACCGGTTCTAGAGTTAAAAAAATAAGTGAGCTGGATAATGGTGAGTGTTTTATGGTTGAAGACCAAGACGGAAGAATATTCCATGCTTATGAGCAAGAATTGGTTCCAGATCAGAAAGCAACTACCAAAGTTCAGACATTACAAATAAAAGACAAGGCAGCTAAAGAGGATCCCAGAACTTTCCCTCCTGATATGCGATTGAATATCAACGGTGCTACAGCTCAGATGATTGCGGATCATATAAAAGGGATAGGCTTAAAAACTGCAAGAGAGATAAAAGATTTACAGATGTCTTTATCGGGTGAGAGGTTTGCTAATCTTGAACAGCTTAAGCAGATAAAGAGGGTAGACTGGGATGCTGTAATAGCTGCCGATTTAATCCGAGTATAATTTAGATAATTGATGTATGTAGTGTGGAATTATCTGATTTTGACAAGAGTAGGGTTAGATATCATTTAGGATATTTTACTGTTTCTGTACCAGCAGGAGATTATGCCCGTCTAGAAGAAGCGATGAATACTGTCCCTGATTCTTTCTTTGTTGACAAGATAATAATTCAGATTGGTAGATGTGATACAGCGGAAAAGAAAACTGAAGTAGCATCAACTCCTTCTACAAGATTAGAAACAATAGCTGGTGACGTTGATAGAACTATTCGTTCCAGTAATGCTAAAGAAGCTTTAAAAATTTGGAGTGAGATATATTTATATGAAACTAATAGATTAGCAGGTATATTGTATGTCGCTAATTACAAAGATCCTGTTCAAGCACGTTATAGGTATGAACGATCAGGAGCTGAATTTATACAAGCTTTACCAGGACCTGCCGATACCGCCGTTGGATCAAGGATGCAATTAGCTGAAAACTGGAGATGAAATATATGGTTAAGGCTATAATAGACAAAAAGCATTGTAATTAAAAGTGGCATCTACCTCGACTAATAAACAACCACTTTTGGTTGATCGTCCTTTATTTGATTCAGTAAGAGTTACTACGCAGACTGTAGGAAGTGAAGCAACTAATACTTTATTTGTACAGGGTGGTCAAGCACCATCTATTTTGGTTGATATGGACGCAGCGTTAAGTGAAGACAATAATAACGGCGGTGTGGTTGATTCAATTCTTATCACTAGGAATGACTACTATCGCAGTAACGATTTTACTCTAAACGCTACGAATAAGGATTCTATTGTTTCCTTACTAAGCGGAATGGTTGTTTTCATGGAGGATCCGACCCAAGCGACTGTTGCAAGTAATACTTACCAGTATGGACATTACACTTATACCGGAGCAACTACTTTAACAGGTGTTTTAAAAGCTTTGAATTATTCAGGAGGTTTAGCTCAAGGTTTCAGTTATAAAGGAGTTAATTATGGACAACAGCCTGAAGTAACTTTTGTATTCTACCAATCCCGTGGAACGACAACTCCAATTCCTGCTTCTGGAGATTATAAAGTGTTATTTGCTAAAAAAGTACCAGCGGGTGTTCATAGTGTTGATTGTTCTGATGTTATGCCTCACGTATCCACTCCTGGTGTTCACTCTGCGTATGCCTCTTCTACAGGTGATGCGAATGCCGGACAACCAATTAGAAACAGGGGTATATATTTAGAACGTGGTGACAGAGTGTATGTAGGTGTTTACGCAGAAGGTCCTAATACCGCTGGTTATGCCTCTGGAGTACATGTCACTGCTCAGGGTGGATTCTTCTAATATAATTTAATAAGGCTCGTCAGGGAGGCTTGTAGAGGTGGCCAGAAGAGGTAACACTTTTAATTTTTTAGATAATAATAATAAAAAGGATGATTTTGGAGTTCGTCCAATAAAAGCAGAATTTGGTGGTAGTTTACCTTCTTCTATTTATAGAGTTAATAGTGCTTCTTCATGGTCAAGATGGAGAAGAGGTTTTGAATTAGCGACGGCATCTTACTACCAAAATACTATTGATTTTCCTTTTACTTATAAAATACCTTTACCTCAGGGGGCATCTCCAGCTGCAGGTAATCAACCTGCTATTCCCGGAGTTTTCAAGGGCTTTCCTACTAAGAATAAAGAATTAGGTTGTCATTGGGCTGGGGTAAGAGTTGCAGGTAGTTTGCGTTTCGATAATGTTTTAGATCATACAGGAGCTAGAGCATCTATTGCTTCCGTAACTGAGGATGATGAATTTTTCATAGTACAGCTTTCAGGAAGTTGGAGTTCTACTAATCCTTTACCTCCTCCATTATTTATTCCTGTTGATGGTATTCCAGAAGGTCTTAAGCCTACGATTGGAGAGGTTATAGAAGATCGGATTATTGAGCCAGAAGGTGTCCCTATAACTAAAGAAACAATTGACACTACCACTCAGAAAAGATTTGGTTTTATTCAAGCGGTGATAGCTGATATAAATGAAAATACTGGTGTTATTAAATTAAAGAAGAGAGGTTCTATTGAATCTACTCCTGACGCAGTTCTTGTTACACCTACTACTAAAGCTCCTAATGTAGGAAGGTTCTTTATGACAGGAACTAGATATTACTGTACTTGTCAGGATTACAGTAGACGTGATTACGCTTATCTATCTACTTTAGGTAAAAGAAAGGCAAGTAATTTTCCAAGAACTAATGTAGCTTCTTTAAAACCTGGACGTTTTGAAGTTTTAAAGATTGGTGATAAAGTTTCTAACCAAGCTATGACAGATGCAGTAACTAATAGAAGAATGGAAATTGTTTCTCCTAGTCCTGAATTTAACTTACCTCCTTCTGTTGCTCCTACTTCTTCTACTGTTCCGGGAACTACTAGAGATAATCCCGGTGTTTATAAAGATTTTGGATCTGTCTATATCAGAAGTGGATCTGATCCCTCTCTTCCCGGAGCTAGATCAGATGGTATGCCTTCCTTTAAAGATTATCAAGCCAAGAACAATGTAATAACCCAATTAACTGACTTTTGGGAACCAGTGTTAGATGAAGTTAGATATTGTAAACACATCTATTCTATGAAGTTTGAAGAGGGTTTATTCCCTCCTGAGCCGTCTGATTTCCCTGTAGGTATGGAAAGTATGGCAGAGTGGGAACAGAAGCTTGTAGAGAAGACTAGAAATGATCAAGAAACAGCTATAAGAGACCTCATGATATATGGCTTAGCTTATATGGATATACCTCCTTTTAACTGTCAATCTCCTATGATGGTTACTATGATGCAGAAGTTATTTAATATTCCCAGTAACTTCGTGTTATTACAGAACTTCACCATGTTTGATAAGACTGGTAAAGCATATACACCATCTGTAGGAGGTAAACCAGCGTTATGAGCAATCCTAAATTCGGAGATATTGTTGAGACTAACTTTATATATTCCGATGAACAAAGAGAAACTAGAAAATTTGGTGACAGTGAAGTATTAGTAAGTGGTCAGCCAGCTACTTATCATGCTGGAGATGTTGTTCATTTACCTTATACTTCTGGCGAAACCTCTACAATTGAAGCAATTGGACTAGCATGGGGAGCTTTTTCAAGCGGCGTTTTACCAAGTGGTTAATGTATACTAATGTTAAGGCTTTTGTTTTCAAAAGCTGATATTCATACATATAAACCGCACTACTTCTATTATGGCTATTGCTATAGAGACACGTAAATCCGTGTCCGGCTGGCCTGAGTTTTGTGAGTGGGTCACTTCAACTAAC